AAGTATGTGGAGCGTTTACAGAGACTGATTGAGGAAGTCCTGGACAAAGAGTTCAAGATGTATCTAAAGTGGAGAGGCGTAGAGGTTGACAACGGCAACTTCAGAATCACACTTACTCCTCCACAGAACTTTGGTGACTATCGTGACATTCAGATTAACTCAGAACGTGCTGGCTTGTATAGCCAGGTTGCGGGCATTACTTACATGAGTAACCAGTTTAAGCTCAAGAAGTATCTGGGCTTGAGTGAAGAAGAGATTCGTGAGAACGAAGAACTGTGGCGTCAGGAGAATGACGTAGACCAGTACGGTGATGTAAGCACCAAGCAGGCGGCACTCAGAAACGTGGGTGTCAGACCACAACAAGACATTGACGTTAGCACAGACATTGCTGAACCACCACCTGTCGAGAACCCCGAAGCTGGTGCTGACCTAGGCGGCATAGGCGGTGGTTTGGGTGACGCTGGTGGCGGTGGTGATCTGGGAGCAGGTGCTGGCACAGCACCCATGTAAAGATAAATACTGTTATGAGATTAGACGAGTTTTACAGCCCCGAAGAAGACCAGAGTGCCAAGTATAGGAAAACTGATACTCGTAAACCACGTCTGACTTTAGAGCAGTTAAACAAGCTCAGAAAACTGCGTGAGCTTAAAAAAGCAGAGAACACTGCACATGATAAGTTTTGCAGAATCATGTATGGTGCAACACCAGAGGATGATGGTGGATTGTAAAGTAGTAGTTTTTCTTAGACAAATCAAGAACTAAATAACTTTACAGCAAAAACTCACCCAAGACGGCTCATTCCGAGCCCGTTTAGCCATTATCTGCACTTATAACTTGTAAATATAATCGTGGAAGGCTCCGTATGGAGTCAAGTTACGATTCTAAAATAGGAGGCCACAATGTCAGAATCAAGAGCTAATCTCGAACAGATTCTAGAACTCCTTTTGGCAGAAGAGAACGAGCAAGCTGAAGAGCTGTTACACGAGTATGTTGTAGCAAAAGCCCGCCAGCAGTACGAGCGCGTTCTGGACGAGTCAGAAGAAGTTGAAGAACTGGACGAGTCAGAAGAAGAAGTAGATGAATCTTCGTGCGGTAGCAAAAAGAAGAACGAAGAGAAAGAAGTAGACGAGACTATCGATCATTCAAATCCTTCAGAGAACTTTAAGCAAGACGTTACAGCCATTGGCCGTGAAGTTGAAGAAGACGAGTTCACAATGGAAGATGACGATGAAGAGATGGAAATGGACGCCGAAATGGGTGACATGGATGACATGGAACACGAGGAAGGCGACGTTGAAGACAAGATCGATGATCTTGAAGACGAGCTTCAAGCACTTAAAGCAGAATTTGAAAAGCTGATGTCAGACGATGACGAAGCTGAAGACGATGCTGAAGATGCCAGAGATGACGCCATGGATGCAGACGCGGAAGAAGTTGCTTTCGACGCTGATGAAATTGAAGAATCTGAATACGATTTAGACGAAGACTTTGATACTTTGGAAGAAGCTACAAAGTTAAGCGATCAAACATCACCACAAAGCACTACATCATTGAACGTACCTGATCCAGGTGCTGACAATAACCAGAGCCCTTTTACTAAGGTTCCAGGTGCTAAGAGTGGAAAAGGTGGTAAGCCAGTACATATGACTGACGGCGGTGAAGGTGATCACGGTGAAAAGGGTTCAAGCAACCCACAAGATCCAGGTGACCACAACATTAACGTTGACCATAAGTCAAATGCTCCACAACAGACTAAAGCCAAGCTATCTGTGCCAAATCCTGGTGCTGATGGATCAAACGGCAAGTCACCATTTACCAAGCAACCAAGCTAATAGGAGTTATGGATGTCACGTCAACTGTTTGAATACATAAATCCCAGAGACGCTAAAGTCAGAATCTTCGAATCTGAAGGCAAAGACGGCAAGAAGTCACTGGGCATGGAAGGTATCTTTGTACAGGCTGAACAACGCAATCAAAACGGCAGAGTTTATCCCCTGGAAGAAATCAAGAAAGCAGTAGACGAGATTGATGAGAGGATCCGCAGAGGCGAGACCGTAATGGGCGAGCTGGATCATCCACCAGAACTACAAATTAACCTGGACCGTGTTAGTCACATCATCGAAGATATGTGGATGGACGGTAACAATGGTATAGGAAAACTAAAACTCATAGAAACGCCCATGGGTAACATAGCATCAGCTTTAATGAAAGCAGGTGCGGCACTGGGTGTAAGTAGCAGAGGCTCAGGCAATGTCAGCGATAGCGGCATTGTTGATGGCTTCGAATGCGTAACAGTGGACATTGTGGCACAGCCCAGTGCCCCAGATGCTTACCCTAAGCCAGTCTATGAGAGTTTGTTTAATATGCGTGGCGGTGCGGTTCTTCACAGAACAGCCGCCGCAGTAACACACGATAAAAGCGCAGAAAAACACCTTATGAAGGGCCTCGAGTCATTCATAAGGGAATTAAATCTCAAGTAATAGGAGATAGTAATGGCAGTGACATTTAATGAACTCCTGGAAGGTACTAACTTGTCTGAAGAGGCACAGTCTACCCTACAGGAAGCCTGGGAGTCACGCCTTGACGAAGCCCGCACAGAAATGACGGCAGAACTTCGTGAAGAGTTTGCTCAGCGTTATGAGCACGATAAGGGATTGATTGTGGAAGCAGTTGATAACTTTATCTCTACACGAGTTGAAGCTGAAGTATCTGAACTAGCAGAAGACAAGGCCGCCCTGGCTGAAGAAAGAGTTAAATATCGCAAGGCTATTGGTGAACATGCCAAGATTCTTGACAGATTTGTTACAGAAGCTGTAGCTAAAGAAGTCAAGGAGCTACACGCAGACCGTACTCGTGTCTCAGAGCACCTCAACAAGTTGGATGGTTTTGTATCAGATCAACTTGCTGAAGAGCTAATTGAGTTCCACGATGACAAGAAAGCGTTGGTAGAACAGAAAGTTAAAATGGTCCGTGAAGGCAAGCGTCAGCTAGCTGAAACTAAAAAGGACTTTATTTCCAGAGCCGCTGAGAAAGTTGAGAAAGTTGTCAACTCTACCATGGCTTCAGAAATTAATACTTTCAAGGAAGACATCACCGCCGCCCGCGAGAACGACTTTGGACGTCGACTCTTCGAGGCTTTTGCTTCAGAATACAATACATCGTACCTGAACGAAACCAAGGAGATCCGCAAGTTCCAGAAAACACTTGCTCAAATGAAATCACAACTTGCTGAAGCCACAGCTAAGATCAATCAACGTGAGGAAGCAGTACAACTCACAGAAAGCAGATTGAGAGTATCTGAGGACAAGTATGCTCGTAAAGAGAAACTTGATGAGTTGATGAAGCCATTGAGCAGAGAGAAGAAAGAAATCATGTCTGACTTACTGGAAAGTGTCAAAACTGATAGGTTGGAAGGTGCGTTTAACAAGTACCTACCTAGCGTAATCAGTGAAGATGCTCCCAGAACTAAGAAAAAGGCATTAAACGAATCGGTTACCAGCAGTCGCGAAGTAACTGGTAACAAAGAAGAGACAGTTTTAACTGAATCTCAAAATAACGAAGCGGAGACCAGTGCTGAAATCATTGAGATCCGTAAGTTAGCCGGACTTTGATAGGAGATTAAAATGGCTAAATTGTTTGAAAGCAACTGGTCAGCAACCAAGGAAGCACTTACAGAAGGCCTTACAGGTCAGCGTAAGGGTACCATGGATGTTGTTCTGGAGAATGCTAAGAAGTATTTGACAGAGACAGCCTCACCTGGTGCAACGGCTGCTGGTAATATTGCAACCCTTAACAAGGTTATGCTCCCACTGATTCGTCGCGTAATGCCTAGCGTTATTGCTAACGAGTTGGTAGGTGTACAGCCTATGACTGGCCCTGTTGGTCAGATCCACACACTGCGTGTACGTTACGCAGAAACTGCCGCTGGCGTTGTTGCTGGTACAGAGGCACTGAGCCCATTTGCGCTCGCTACACAGTACTCAGGCAAGCCTGATGCTACAGCGGTTGCAGAAGGACTTCCAGGTCACCGTATGAGCATCCAGATCTTGAAAGAGACAGTAGAAGCTAAGACAAGACGTCTTTCAGCTCGCTGGACTTTTGAGGCGGCACAAGACGCAGAAGCAATGCACGGTGTAGACGTTGAAGCAGAAATTATGCAAGCGTTGGCACAAGAGATTGTTGTTGAAATCGACCAAGAGATCATCAACAGCCTCCGCGCTTTGGCTTCACCTTGTACAACTACTGTTGACTTCATGGACTTCAGCTACAACAACGCTACTGTAACAGGTGGTGGTCCAGGTTCATATCAACCAGTATACGTTGGCGATCGCCACGCTATCCTGGCAACAGAAATTAACCGTTCGG